ATGCGAAACTTATTCGCTACAGTTCAAGGCGGAGGAAGCACTCGTGGTAAAGAGCAAAACTTCCGTTGTAACTTAGAGATTCAAGTACTGTCTCACCCAATTCCATCAGCAGGTGAAACTGCTCAAAACAGTCCAGCAACAACTGATCACGTAGCAATGCGTATCGAGGTCTATAACTGCTGGCCAACCGCTGTAGCATACTCAGACTTAAATGCTGGCGATAATGCTTTACTTGTTGAACAGATGACTTTAGTCCACGAGGGCTTTAACATCAACTGGGCACCATCTCTAGCAGCAAGCGCAGCAGCGTTTACAGCCTAATCTAACAAAGGATAACAATGACGAACACCATTAGTGCAGCGGTTAATCCCGCATTAGCAAATCAAATGTTAAACAAGGCGTTGACTGAAACGCCAAAAGAAAGAACGCCTGAAATCGTATCTCCTTCAGATACAACTGTTGAACTTCCTGGCGGCTATATAAACGCCGCTGGGGAGGTCATCAGAACTGCAGAGGTACGTGAACTTACAGGTAAAGATGAAGAAGTTATTTCTAAAACTAATAACTTAGGTAAAGCAATCTTGGCTATCTTGCAATTAGGAACAGTTAAAATTGGCAATGAGCCAGCAACCGACAAGATACTTGATGAACTATTAGTTGGTGACAGAGATGCAATCCTGCTTGGCATTATTAAAGCCACCTTTGGAAGTACTGCAAAACTTCCAATATTTTCAGATGGCGAACAGAAATTTGTTGAGATTGATCTCAACACAGATATTAAGACTAAGGTTCTTGCAGACCCTATAAACGAACGTATGTTTACCGTAAAAGGTAAGTCCGTTGAGTACACAGTAAAATTGCCCAATGGAATTGTTCAAAGAGAGATGATTAACAATGCAGATAAAACTCCTGCCGAATTAAGTACTCTTGTTCTTGAAAACACCTTAGTACGTATAGGAGAGAATCCTGTATATAGCAAGGCGCAAGTGCAAGCACTTAGCGTTGTTGATCGTAGAACTATTATTGACGAAATAAACAAACGAGCCCCTGGTCCACAATTTGAAGACATAGTTGTTACGGACCCCGATACAGGAAGTGAGGTAACGGTTCCTATTAATTTAGGGGCCTTATTTCAATTCTAATGTAATTAGTTACGAAAGATTATTTTCTGAATGGTCTGCGTTATCTGAATACTATAAAGGATGGTCTTTATCTGAGATAAAAGATTTATCTCGGAGAGAAAGAAGCAACTGGATAGAGGTTGCTCTAGTGCGATATGAAAGGATGATCAATGGCTAAAGATCCCGTATCGCAACTTTCTAATGTAAATGCTGGTCTTGATCAGACTCTTAAAAAACTTAATGCCTTTGAATCTATTCTTAAAAGAATAGGTGGCATTGCCACAAAATCTTTAGACTCAGTAACTCGCATAATGATGCCAAGTGTTGGCACAGGTCCTGGAATGGGACTTGGAACTGCCAACGCTCAATTTAGCAATGGCGCAGGTGGTACACCTGCAGGTAGCGCAACTAATGCAATGCCTTGGATTTATTCAAAGCCAGGTGCTGCAGGAGTAGCGGGAGTTCAATTTGGTTTAGGTGTTGCTAGCGGTATGTATGGCGCAATGCCAGATCTTGGCATGACTATCTCTCGTGCAAGTGGCTTCTACCAGAGTTCACTTCGTACTGGTGGCGGAATGAATCGTGCAGGAGTTGCCGCCGCAACATTTAGTGCATTAGGTGGTGGCATTACTGGCCTAGGAGAAGATGCCGCTGCGGCTGGAATGCTCTCTCAAGGTTATAATTTTATGCCAGGAACATCATCATTTAACAGGATGATGCGAGAGGTTGGCGGTGCTGCTCGTTACTTTGGAATGCCAAATGCAACGGCGGCTCAGGCTATTGGTGGTTTGCACACAGGTCGAATGGGAGCGCAACTCTATCAATTTGGTATAAACACAACTGATCCAAATACAGGACAACCTGTTTCTACCGAACAAGTTGCTCGTCAACTTTATAGCCGAATGACGATGGGTGGAAGAATAAACCCATCTGCAGAACAAATGGCAACAAACTTACGAGCAGGTTTTGGTTCTGCAGACATGCAGATGTTCTCTGCAGAACAACGAGCATTATTAGAGCCAATGCTTATAAATATGGCTGGTGGAAAACCTTTAGGAGATTTAGCAAACTTACCATTTAATCCTGACAATCCACAGAATGCACAGATGAAACTTGCTACATCTATGTCATCATTAATGGAACGTGGCACAGAGCCAATGATTGCTGGCTTTGAATCAGCAGCAAATGCTGCGGCTGCATTAAATACACAATTAGAAAAACTGCCTGACGGATTCTTTAAAGCAAAAGGATTTGTGCAAGGACTTTCAAATACAAACGCAGCCTCAGCAATTAGCGGTGTAGTTGGAGGAGTTGTTGGAGCAGCAGGTACTTTGTTAGTAGCAAAGGGTGTTAGAAGTATGTTGGGAGGAGCAGCCGCTAGAGCGGGTGCTGCGGCACTTGCAGGTGGTGCTGCGGCTACAACTGTTGCAGGCGGTGCTACTACCGCTGTGGCTGGTGCTACTGCTGCAAAATTTGGAATAAAGGCCGCATTAAGAATGGTGCCGTATGTTGGAACGGCATTGCTTGCTTATGAGGGATTAAAATTTTTAGGAAAAAATATGTTTGGAACTCCCGCTAATGCAGCGCAAACTTCGCAAACAGGAACACAGATGACTTCTGGAATGGATCCTGAGTTATCGCAAACTTTACAAAATGCTGGGTTTAAAGGCGACGCATTAACAACTGCATACGGAGTTGTAAAGGCTGAATCGGGTGGAAGAGCAAATGCTTACAACCCAACTGGTATGGATGATTCTTATGGTTTATTCCAAATTAATATGGAAAATAATGATCCAAGAAATCCTGGTATGGGAAATAGACGTAATGCTGATTACTTAAAAAAATATGCATCTATTGGTTACACAGGACCAGAAAGTCTTAAAGACCCATACATCAATTCACGAATTGCGTACGACATTTCTAAAGGTGGTACAAACTTTAAACCATGGACTACATATACTAGCGGCAAATATTTACAGCATACTAGTGGAGTTACTTCTGCCAATGTTGGTAATAAAACAGTAAACATAAATGTTAGTTTAGCAAATGCGTCAACAGCAGAGGCTAACCGATTGGCTAAACAGGTAAAAGAAATTTTGTTAAAGGATAAAGATCTTCAAGAAGTGGGAGGTAAATAATGCCTGGAGAAAATAGTAACCCATATCAGTACACAAAAACTGTTGATCAAATTATTGAAGAGCGAACTGATGCTAAAAGAAATGTTGAAAATGCACGTATTAAGGCTGCGGCTGATAAACAAGCGGCTGAAAATAAAGCAAAAAAATCAAAACAAATATCTGCTGTTTCAAAAGAGTTAACCAGTATCAGAAGTTTTCAAATTGCTTTAGAAAAAGAAATTACAGTAGCAGAAGCAACCCTTAAAGCAGCCGTTGGTGGTGATGCAATTGATGCCGCTATTTTAGCCCTTAATGGGTTACGACAAAGACGTACGAATTTAAAAACTAGAGAAACAAATGCTATTAATCAATTAAAAAATCTTGTTGATCAAATTGATCAAACAAGAACTGCCCAAATTAATATTTCTATTAAAGAATCAGGCTTTAAAAAAGAAGATGCAAAGAAAAAAGGTGGAAAAGTAAAACCTGCCGAGGGTGACGAAAAACCAAAACCACCAGCACAACAGGTCTTTACTGGATATAAATACAATGCCCCGATGGTTAGGTCAGAGTATTTTGCTGATAGATCACCACAAACAACGACAACTGTGCGTGGAGTTTCTGGTGCTGGAAACTTTTCTGATGCTAGAGACATGTTTTCAGGCACGGGAGTTGCAAAAGGCACTATGCAAATGCCATTTGACCTTACAAAGAGTGCGGCATGGAAAAATAAAACAGGTATATATAAAGAAGATCCAACAATGTACGGCTTTAAATTTTTATACAATCCAACTGAAGTAAGTATGGGTTGGGGAATGTTAGAGTCAGTAGATCCAAACGTTATCAGAAGTGGAGCAGCGGGAGGATTAGCCCCTGTTACTGGTGTTGGTTTATCTACAATTGATTTTACGTTATTGTTAAACAGAATTAGTGACATGAATTTTTTAGATGAAAATGGATTAGCGCCAGGAGAAAACAATCCTTATCCAGGTTTTGACGACAAAAGTAGAGTAGAAGATTTAAAAACAATTTATAAAAAAGGAACTATGTATGATCTTGAATACTTGTTTAAAGTATTAAATGGGCCAAGTGCTACTCATCAAACTATTTTAAATGGGCAGAGTGCTGACTGGGGATTCTTAATTGGAACTCAAGTAGAGTTATTTCTTGGAGACGGCTTACGATATTTAGTTAGGGTAAACGGCATAAATGTTAATCACACAATTTTTAATGATCGAATGGTCCCTGTTATTTCACAAGTCTCTATTTCGTGTGGAAGATACAACGATGTTGGGTTACCCGCTAGTGATGCTAGGAGTCAAGAATGATTTTTTTAGATAGCAGATATGTTGATGGAACCTTATTTAAGGCTTGGCACGCTGGTAAACGAGAATACCATTTAACAGTATTTAGAAATTATCCAACAACCCTGATTGGTTACTTTACCTATGAGTGGGTTGAAACTGACCGTTTGGATTTATTGGCTAAAAAATTTTTAGGAAACTCTTCTTTGTGGTGGAAAATACTTGATATAAATCCAGAAATTATAAATCCTCAAGACATTTCTGCTGGTACTCAACTTAGGATTCCAAATGCGTAATACAGGAACTCAGAGCAGACTTAGTAGTTATTACAATGTGTCTTATCCCGACTTTCCATCTATTGAAATACAACCAAACGAAATTGTCTTGCATCAAGAGATGGGTAAGCACGACATCCTTGAACTACGGTACACACTCTTAACTCCTTTTATTCTTAAAGCGTTAAAGACTGGAACTCCAGTTCAACTTACTTGGAAAAACGATAAAGTGTCTGGAAACTTTTTTGGCTATACAACAGTTGTATCTCTACCTATTAAATATCAAGATTATCAAGAGACAAAAATCCAGTGTGTAGGAACCTCTTACCCTTTAAAAGAATCCAGTTTTAAAGTTTGGACTAATAAAACGGCTTCTCAAATAGCAATTGAACTTGCTAAAAAAGCAAAACTAAAGCCAATGGTTACTCCACATAAGACAATTTTTACTCAACAGTCTTTGTCTGGAAAATCTTACTGGGAAAAATTAAACGAACTTGCGGAAACAATCGGTTATGGAATACAAGTCTCTGGCACTGAACTACACTTTCATCCAATTGATAAGATGATTAATCAATTTATGACAACAATTCCCGTTCTATATTCAGATAACTCCTTTGTCTCTCCATTTAATAACTTTAATGCGCCAACGTTAGATGCGTTTGAGGCTCGTATTGGTGACTATCTTGAGACCTCTGGTGAATTAAATAGAAATACGAACATAGTTACAGGTGTTGATCCCGTGACTGGAAAAGTTTATTCGTCAACAACCTCGCCAAACAAAGTTGGAAAATCAATACGAACAACTACTAAAGATCCGTTATTTCTAAAAAATAGAACAAACATCGTAGTAAATAGCAGCGCCATGGCTAAGACCTTGTCCGAAGCGGTCTCTCATTTAGGAAGGCTATCTATTCCAGGAAAAGGCAAGGCGCAAGGGGATCCAAGAATTGCTCCTTGGAGAACTGTTGAGGTTCAAGGAACTCAGGGTGGGGGAGATGGCTTCTGGGTTATAAAGAAAGCAATTCATTCTCTTTATATTTCTGGAGAGTATGAGGTGGAGTTTGAATGTCGTACAGATGGTGTGGGAGGTAATAAGCCAAGTGCTTTTAGACCATCCTCTGCTGGCACTGTTCCATACAGAAATATACAAAATGATATGATAGGTAATTCAAAAAATAAACCAAGTGTGACTACGTTGAACTCTAGTAAGACTTTAGTTTCGCAAGAATCATCGGGTTATAAAACAACCCCTAGAAAATGGAGAGGTAACTAATGGCTCAGAAAGCAATTGCACTTCCCTTTTCTATTGATCCTTATGGAAAGGTAAGTTCAACACAATCTCAATCTAAAATATGGTCTGATCGAGTTAAGTCTGTTTTAGGCACCTCTTTAAGAGAAAGAGTAATGCGACCAAATTTTGGAACTTTAATTCCTTATACTCTGTTTAATTCAGAAACTGAAGCAACTGCTCAAATTCAATCGGAGGTTGAAAAAGCCTTTGCTCAACAGTTAGACCTATTAACTCTTCAACAAACAATTGTAACAAGTGATATTTACACAAGTACTTTGACTGTTGAAGTTATTTATGGGTTACCAAACGATGAGGTTACTAGCACACTCATTGGCTTGGTCTTCTCTCAAGGTGCTAACCCAATCTACGAGGAGTTACTATGACCGTTGCGCCCGCATCGAATATCCCTATTTCAATTGATTACACAGGAAGAGATTACTACTCACTTCGTGAAGAATTAATTGCCAGAATTCAAGATCGTATACCTGAATGGAATGCTTCTGACCCAGCAGATTTTGGTGTTGCCCTAGTAGAAGCCTTTGCATATATGGGAGACTTAGTCTCTTATTATATTGATCGAGTTGCTAATGAATCATATATTAGAACCGCAACACAAAGAGAAAGTTTATTAAACATCGCTTTAACTTATGGCTACACTCCAGCGGGCTATAGAAATGCAACAGTAGATTTAGTCTTCACTAACTCATCTGATGCTGAAGTAACTATACCTGCAGGGACGGTTGTGAGTGGTCAAGTAATTATTGATGACACTGTTGAAACAGTATATTTTACAACTGTTGCTGAGGCTGTAGTCGATGAAATTGTTGGAGAAAATCCTGGAGAATATACCGTTAGTGCTTTTGAAGGACGGTCTGTAACACTGGTTGCTGATGATACTACTGCATACGGAGAGTTAATTGGAACATCTACTGGAACTCCAGCAATGCGGTTTGTTCTTGGAGAGTCACCCGTAGTTGATGGTTCTGTAGAAGTATACGTTCAAGATGGAGATTTATTTTCTAAGTGGACGCAAGTTGAACATTTAATTGATTACTCAACTAATGACTTAGTTTATTCTTTGTTTATTGATGAAAACAATCTTGTTTACGTAACCTTTGGTGACGGTGTTTCGGGTGTAATTCCAACCAATGCTTCTGAAATTAGAGCGCTGTACACTGTTGGTGGTGGTGCTATTGGTAACATTGAGCCAGCGACTATAGATACAATTGAATATCTTCCTGGGTTATCAGAAGGCCAAACAACTGCAGTGCAAGGCGCTATAACAGTAACAAATGAAATTACCGCCCTTGGTGGTTCTAATCCTGAAACTAATGATCAAATTAGAGCATCAGCACCAGCCTCTCTTCGTTCTGGTAATAGAGCGGTAACACTAAAAGATTTTTCAGATCTTGCACTATCTGTTAGCGGAATTGGTAAAGCCAATGCAACCGCTGCAGTTTGGACTTCGGTTACACTGTATATAGCACCAAGTAGGTCTGCAACTGATACAGATATTGCTCCTGGCTTAGATGACAACGATGACCCGACCGCAGAGTTTGAAAGAATACAAGAAGACGTAGAAGAGTTTTTAACTGACAAGGTACTAATAGGGACAACAGTTACAGTTCAACCTCCTACTTATACCGATTTAATTTGTACTCTTGCTTATACAAAGACTGACCAGTATACAACTGCAGAGGTAGAAGAGAACATAAAGATTGCTATCTTAACTGGCTTTGGTTATGTAAATGCAACCTTTGCAGAAACTATTTATCCAAGAGATGTTGAGTTTATGGTGTTACAAGCACCTGGTGTAAAGACCGTAAATGTTACGGCTCTGCATTTAGCGGCTGGTTCTGGAGCCAATACTATGGTAGGAACTGCTGGACAAATCTGGCGTTTTCAAGAAGCAAATCTAAATATTGCCGCCATCTAATGAGTAACTTATCTGGAATATATAGGGGTATTGTAAAGAACAATACTGATCCCAAAAAACAAAACCGTTTAAAGATATCTATTCCTCAGTTAATTGGAACTCAAATTACTGATTGGGTAGATGCAGCCGAACCTGCTGGAATACGAACAGACCTCCCAGCAGTAGGTCAAGGTATTTGGGTTTCATTTATTGGTGGAAACATAAACTATCCAGTATGGCTTGGTGCGTTTGGTAAAAATAAAGGTAAGAATAAAAAGATCTTTATTAAACCCTTAGCAAATACAACCTCTCTAACAGGATTGTCGGCACATGTAATAACTGCTAAAAAGTCTGATGGAACTACAGAAGTAGATTTAACCGCTACCTTTATGGCTTTAGCAAATAAAGTAAAAAGTTTAGAAACACGTATGACAACGGCAGAAGGAAAGATAACTACTTTGGAAGGAAAGGTCTCTACCTTAGAAGGAAAGGTTTCTACCTTAGAGTCACAAATGACAGGAAAAGCCGCTACAGGACATAGCCATTAATAGTTAAGACAGTAAATAAGGGGCAAACAAGAGAAAATAGACCGTTAGGTCTGAGAGGAAATTAAGTGACAGCAGCATACCCATCATCGGTAAAGTCCTTTACTACAAAGGTTGATTTTAGCGATACCGTTCTTGCCGAGCATGTAAATAGCCTTCAAGAAGAGGTTAACGCTCTTCAAAATAACCTGGGCACTCTTATTAAGACAGGCTCTGGCTGGGTAGGAGAGTTTGACCTTGTCACCACTGCTTGGAATACTTTAAAAGATCGTCTTGCAAATATTGAATATGGCATAAAAGATATTTATGATGATTATGTTTCTGATGTGGGTGGTTCAGTAATTGTTTCATCTGCTATTGGAGTAAAGAGTCTAGTAGTAAGAGCAAGGGCTAGTCAGACCGCAAACCTAGTTGAGTTTCAAACTTCAGCATCTGCAGTTGTAACTAAAGTTCTTCCAGACGGTACTATACAGACACGGGGCAAGGAATTAGTACCAGTTATTTATGCAACAACCCAACCAACTGGAGCAGACTTTGCTGTTGGAACTATTTGGGTTGATTCATCTACTGACGTAGACGCAACAGTTATTACAACTGGTGGTTCATTAAACGACACCCTAATGTTAATGGGAGGTTAATGTGGCAAAGGCTTCGTACGTATGGAGTGGAAGCGAGTGGGTTCCTGTTGCCTCAGCATTTCCTGCCGCTCACCAGAGAGGTATTGAGAACAGTGCAGCAACTACCTACACCCTTGATGTAAACGATACTGGTAAAGCAATTGTATTTTCAAGCAACAGTCCTGTAACTGTAACTATTCCAGATGACTCTACCTTTGAATTTGTAGTTGGACAAACCTTTATTATCATTCAAAATGGAACAGGAACTGTATCTGTAACTACAGAGGATGTAGCAAATCTATACTCTTCTGTTGCAACTGGCACAGTTGATTTAAATAGTCAATACTCAGTAGCAACTCTTATTAAAATTGATAGTGATGATTGGGTTATTTACGGCGATATAGTAAGTCCTTAAGGAGCAATAGGCTGTGGCTAGATATGGTATAAATTATTACGGTGCGTCGACTTACGGTGCGTTTGTTAAACTTGCTTTTTCTGTCGAACCTATGTCTACATTGGTTTTGGACTTTACAAAAGTATTAGTTAAATGGCAGACCCCTCGTGGAGAATTTTCTAGAATCAGATTACTTAGAAGTCAAGTTGGATTTCCAGAAACCGCAGAAGATGGCATCATTATTTTTGATGAGTTTGCTACAGAAGGAAATGTCTCCCGTGTAGAGTTTATTGATGGAGAAGACAACCCTTCGGATGTTCCATTAATTCCTGGAAGACAAACTTACTATCGAGTCTATTTATTTACTGATCAAAATGTTTGGAGAGTTGCGGGTTCTATTTCTGCAATTGTTCCATCAAACCACAACGTGCAAACAACTTTTATGAATAATCTTCCAAGAGTATTTACAAGCAGCGAACAAGGTTCTTTTGGCACAGTCGACACCACATCAGCCTTGTACAACTTTGTGGAGGGATTAACGTTTTCGCAAGAACAATTTTATACATTGCTTGATCTATTAAAACCAAGACATACAGGCATTGAAACTCCAATAGAACTACTGCCAATAGAGGTGGCAAGTTTTGGGTTAACACCAGAGGCTGGACTTCCTACAAAAAATAGAAAGAGACTTGTACGAGAAGCAAACTATATGTATGCCCGTAAAGGAACACGACTTGCATTAGAAACATACTCCGAATCATTAACTGGATTTGAACCAACGATTACTGTTTCAGAAAACTTACTGTTGACTGTTCAAGACTCTACTTTTTATGGAGGAATTGGTAATTGGGTTGCTAGTAGCGCAGTGCTAACATCTAGCACTGAGCAAGTTCCTGACTCAAATACAAATCAAATAGATACAACAAAGACTGGAAAAATAGTTGCATCTGGATCTGGCAGCATGGTACTAGGTGCCACAAATATAATTACAAAAGGTGTTCCAGTATTACCTAGCACTGGATACGTGGTTTCATGCAAGTTAAAGTCTCCTGCAAGTGCGGGTAACATAACTTTATCAGTAAGATTTTATGACAAAGATGGAACAGCAACGTCTGCAGCAAATACCGCTACCGCTGTTGCTGCTAATAATACTTGGAAGTCCGCAAGTAAAACCGCAACATCAGATGCTACTTCTTCATATGCAATTATAACTATTGCATATAGCGCTGCTGGTACTTACTATATAGACCAGGTCTGTATGCAAGAAGGTAGCACTGTTGCTTACGATGAAGCACGGGCTATTGATGTATTTTTAATTCCTTTAAAAACAAACTATATTAAAAACCCATCCTTTGAAGTCAACTCAACTACGTGGGCATTAAGTGGAGCAACCTTTACACAAGACGCAAGTGTTCCAACATACGGATATTCAGGAGAGTACAGTGGTAAATTTGTAGTAACAAATCCGTGGAGCATTACCACTGACTATGAAATACCTGTGACTCCTGGAAAATACTACACAGCCTCTGCATCAATAAAAGCAAATGCTGCTTTATCTGCAAATTTAAAAATTACATTTTATGACGAGGCTGACGCTGTTGTAGAGAATGTAACTCAAGCAATCTCGGTAACTACCTCCTTTGCAAACTTTACTCTAACTGGATTAACAGATTCTTCATCGGATGTCTCTTATGCCAAGGTATCTTTCTATGGAACCGCCGCTGGAACTATCTACCTTGATTTAATTCAATTTGAACAATCTCAAGTAGCCTCTGATTATTTTGACGGATCACTT